GGGGTCGATAAACGCCGCAGGGCGGCGCTCGTCTTCCACTACCAGGTAGTACTCCAGGGTTCCTGATGTCATCGGTCGACGTGGTGGGTAGTGGCCAACGTGCGGGAATGACCGCCAAGCCAGGGTTCCAGCCCCAGCTTTACTAGCTCGTGCGTGTGTTTGTACTGCGGTGCCTGATCGCTGCCGACCTGGGCTAGGTCTTCAGCGGAGCACAGCAGAGCGGCACGAATCCGCAGCCAATGCCCTTCCGTGAGCGTCAGCGTGATCAGGTTGGTGTCGGTGCGGTTCATCGGTCGACGTGGTGGGTAGTGGGTGTTTGGGTGCCGGTGTGAGTCACCGGCTGGCGGGCCAGCTCATCCAGGGCCATAAGCCACAGGATGGAGCTGGCCGCCACCGTGAATAGAGCAACAGGCAGGCGGCTCAGCATCGGTTCAGCCCTCCCCGTAATAGAAGAGGGAAGCGAACCAGCGCAGGGCAGTGGCCCGCTCAGCACTGCGGCTGAAATGCCGAGTCCAGGGCGTACCCCAGTCCTGGCACTCAAGCCAGCAGCGGGAGGGTTCGCAGTGTTCCAGCTCCCCCATCACCCGAAGGGCAGGCCCTCCGGTCGACAGCAGGATGCGGAACTCGTCGGGGTCGACTGAGTCCCCGTCGCCTGGCTCTCGCCAGCCACTGCGGATCTCAACCGACAGCGGCGCATTGCGCATCTCGTCCTCGATCCACTCGGCCACTACGTCGTAGTTGGTGCCGTCGTAGCCGTGGCCCTTGAGTACTGCCTTTGCCTCACGAGAGAGGTACTTGCCCTCTCCTTCCTCGCAGCAGAAGCCATAGGCCTCCCATGCGGCGGTAATGGCATCGGACCAAGCCTCCGCGTTCTGCTCGGCGTGGCTCAGTTGCTCCTTCTGTTCTTCGGTTTTCATAGGTGCAGTTTTGTGGTGGGTGCTGCTTTGAGGGCAGCAGAGAAGGCCCGTGGGCCCTCAGTGCTGTCGTCAGTAGCCCAGCCAGGTCAGCACGGCCTCGGCGTTGTAAACCGCCTGGAAGCCGTGGGCCTCGCAGGCGTCAACCCAGCTGCGCAAGGTCTCGCCGTGACCCTTGAGGATCGCCTCTAGGTCGTCGACGTTGTACCTGCCAGTGCGGCCTGCCCAGCTGAGCAATGCCGTTTTGCTGTCCTGCGCTTCCATCACAGCAGCTCCAGTACAGCCACCAGGCCCAGAAGGGCTAGGAGGATGGTCTGCCGCTGCTGCAGCTCCTCGATCCGCTGAGACTGGCTATCCGCCAGCTCGCAGGCAGCAGAGATGATCTCCGCCTTCGAGGCGCGCTCGGTGATCTGCATTTGTCTAGGTGCGTGGTGGGTGTGCGGCAGGCCTTCGCCCGCTGCCCCTTCATCCTACCACCATCCGTGGTGGCTGGCGACCGTTTCGACCGCGGACCGTGCTCTCACCCAGGGTCAGCCTGTATTGGCCTCCGCCTGGGGCGGGCACGCATCAACAGGCAGCACCGCACCAGGCCCACCAGGGCACCCCACCCTGCGGGGCCACCCCTGTCCAACCCTGCGCACCTGCCATACACACAGGTACGCAGACCCCTAGGACCCCTTGGTACGACTGGGGTCCGCGCTGTCCAGCGGGTTGCCCAGCCTGTCCAAGGCCCCCAGGGGCACCGCATCAACCCCGCCCGCGACCCCCTATGGGGGGGTGACGACGGCTGCCGCACTATGCGTAAGCCCCTCAGATTTTCCCAACAAAAACTTGGTCTGACCCCTTTGAACAGAGTTGAACTGAGTTCCTATAGATGGCCGTGAGGCCATCGGTGAAGGGGTGGAGCCGTCTGGGAGACCACGGAGTGGTCGACCAGGAGGGGATTTTGGGATGGATTGCTGGCCGTCTGTCCTGGTTGCTATGGCAGTTGGCCAGCGTCGGGCTTTCCAATACTGTGTTTGGATGTTGGTTGGCCTGCCGGTGGCCATGGATTCTCAGGTATATATATCTGTGTACTCCTGAGGACACTTCGTGGCTGTGTTGCTGGCTGGCAGCTGCCCAATGATGAGAGAGGCGCTGCGGCTAGGGAAGGAATGCGGGGCTGTGTATGGGGTGATGTGGGAGGCGGCCTTTTACGACGAGAGGGGGGACTGTGGTGGGACGACGTCGTTGAGCCATAAGGCGTTGGCCGACCTATGCCACATGAGTCGGACGACGGTGATCAAGGCCGTGGATCGGTTGCTGGATGATGGGTTGATCCAGTTCTTGCACCTGGTGCCGACGCCACAGGGCACCTGGAAGCGTCGTTACCGGGTCACGCACCCTGAACAGCTGGAAGTCCAGAGGGAGGTGTTGGCGCTCTTTGGAGAGCCAGCTAGCGAGAGGGCAAAGAGGGCGACGTCGTGGCTTGTTGAGAATCCAGTTGACAATGACCCCCTACAGTGTTGACGGTGCCTGTGGTGGGTGCCTTGCTGGGGGAAGATCTGCCCTTCCCCTTCAAAGGCGTTACCGGTGACGTCGTCATGGCCAAGAGAACGAACGACATCAACGATCAACTGGCTGATCTCCATATGGGATTGGCGATGTTGTTGAAGGAGAAGTTGCAGGACGGGTCGATCACTAGCTCTGAGTTATCTGTTCTGCGGCAGTTCCTGAAGGACAACAACATCAGTGCTCAGCCAGTGGAAGGCACACCGTTTGGGGAGCTGGTGTCGGCCTTGCCGGACCTCGATAAGGTGGTACATATGCCCCGTCGCAAGGTCGCTTAGTCATGCCTGATGTCGTATTTGCTGATGCGGCCAGGGGCGCCAGCACAGTTCAGACGGTAACGGCGAAGTTCCGCGAGAACTTCCCTGGCGCTGCGATTGATGCGGCGATCTGGGACACCGCAGTTGGGACTGGTGGTTCGCTGTCGGTGTCAGGTGGTGTGCTCACCATGGCGTCTGGCACCACGGCAGATGCCGTGACGTCGATCACCACCAGGCAATTCTTTTCGGTTCCATTCCGCCTGTCGGTCGGCCTGTCGCTGTCGCAGCGGATCGCCAACCAGTCCTTCATTGTGGAGGTGGTGTCCATTGGTAACGATGGGCTGCCTGACGGCAGGAACCATGCGGCATGGGTGTTTGACGGCACCACTGCCACCCAGGCCAAGTACCAGGTGCAAGGCAGTGGCCTGACGCCACTGACGTCGGCTGCAGTGACGGTGCCAACGACGGCCAGCACCCAGCTGTTTGAGATTGAGCCCTACGCCGACGAGTGCTGGTGGCATGGTTCTGCCGTGGATTCCACCGGCAACCGCACCAACAGCTACCGGCGGCAGACCCAATCTCCGGATCCCAACGCCCTGTATGAGATCCGCCTGCGGTGGGTGAATGGGGCAGTGGCACCGGCATCCAGCACCAACGCGCTGGTGTCGTTTGTCACGGTGACTGACTACGCCGAGATCACGGCAGAGATCACGGCAGGCCGCGGCCAAGCATCTGGTGGCCAGGCCATCGCCACCGTGTTCACCGGCAGCACCGCTACTGGCACGGCTTCCCTGAACATTCAGGGCGACCGGGCGCATGACGCAACTGTTGCAGCTGCAGGCAACCCACTGCGTATCGCTGGTCGTGGCGTCACATCTGCCTACACATCAGTTGCCAGCGGTGACGTCGCTGACATGATCACCACCGTTCAGGGCGTGCAGATCGTTCGCCTGAACCAGATCCCTGAACTGGAGTGGTCTTACGTTGCAGGCGCCAACGGGATCACCAACAACACTGACGTCGTACTGGCAGCTGCTGCTGGAGCCGGCCTGCGTCGTTACCTGACGTCCATCCAGATCAAGAACGCAAGCTCCACCCCCAACGAGGTTGTCATCAAAGACGGCTCCACGGTCATCTGGCGTGGGCATGTATCTGGAAGCATGCTCAACTCCGACGTGATTACCTTCACTGATCCGATCAAGACATCCGCCAACGCGGCGCTTAACTTTGGCGTCCCCTCTGGTGGCTCTCAGGTCTACGTCAACGCCCAGGGCTACACCGCACCATGATCACGGTTATTTCTTTCACCCAGGAAGACGCCATTGTCTACGGCACTGCCATGGACGATGATGCTGGCTACGAGCGGTTCTACGGCTACCAGATCCCTGCACCCGATCCCTGCACAGCGGAAACCATTGCCGCTGAACTGGAGCAGCAGGCCGCCTAATGCCAAGGCCATCGGGCATTTGGCATGACCTTCCAGAGCCGTACTGCTCCGACTTCAGGTACTTCCTCTGTGTCGTCTGGAAGCACTTAGGCCTCCCCGACCCGACACCGATCCAGCTGGATATTGCTGGCTACATGCAGCATGGCCCGAAGCGTCGGATCATCCAGGGCTATCGAGGTGTCGGTAAGTCGTGGATGGCCGCGGCCTTTGTGCTGTGGCGTCTGCGGCTGGATCCACAGCAGAAGATCATGGTCAACTCTGCCTCCGGAGCAGAAGCCAAGAACTTCACCACCTTCTGTCTACAGCTGATCCGGGATATGCAGATCCTGCATTGCCTGGAACCACAACGGGAGGAGCAGCGTTCTGCCGTTCATGCCTTCGATGTACGACCTGCCAAGCCAGATAAGAGTCCATCGGTGAAGTCCGTTGGCATCTTTGGTCAGATCACTGGCTCCCGTGCGGACCTGATCATCCCGGATGACATCGAAACACCGACGACGTCGTGGTCAGTCTCCATGCGGGAGAAGCTGCTGACTGCAGTCGGTGAATACAACGCCATCCTTAAGCCAGGTGGTGAGGTGATGTACCTCGGTACGCCGCAAACCGAGGAGTCCATCTACAACAAGCTGCTCCACAAGGGCTTCTCATCACGCATCTGGCCTGCCCGCTACCCCGAGAAGCCAGAGAAGTACGGCGATTTACTGGCCCCTGTCGTCCAAGAAGGCTGCATTGAGCTGAAAGGGAAGCCCGTAGACCCCGGTCGTTTCTCTGAAATGGACCTGCTTGAGCGGGAAGTCAGCTACGGCCGCTCTGCTTTTGCCCTGCAGTTCCAACTGGATACCAGCCTCTCCGACCTGGAGCGGTTCCCGCTGCGCCTGTCGGACCTGATGGTCATGGAAGTCAGCGACCATGCCCCCGAAAAGCTGGTGTGGTCGTCTGGTGCTGAGTACCGCATCACGGACCTGCCAGCTGTTGGCTTCTCCGGGGACTACTACCACCGCCCAGCCTTCATCCATGGCGATTGGGTGCCATTCCAGGGCTGCGTCATGTTCATTGACCCCTCTGGCCGTGGTGCTGACGAGACCGCCTACGCCGTCGTCGCTCACCTCAACGGCAACCTGTTCCTCCTGGAAGTCGGTGCCTTCCGTCAGGGCTACACCGATCCGGTCCTGGAAGGCCTAGCAGCCGCGGCCAAACGCCATAAGGTCAATCTCATCCTCCTGGAGGACCAGTTCGGCCAGGGGATGCTGGAGGCATTGCTCAAGCCGCACCTACAGCTGCAGCACCCCTGCACCATTGAACCCGTCAGGTCGAACATCCAGAAGGAGCGGCGGATCATTGCCGCCCTGGAGCCGGTCCTGAACCAACACCGCCTGGTCGTCAACCGCTCCGTCGTTGAAAACGACAGCCGCGGCCGTGATGATGACTCCGCTGAAGTCAAGCTCAGCTATCAGCTGTTCCACCAGCTGACTCACATCACCGTCGACAAGAACTGTCTTCAGCACGATGACCGTCTTGATGCAGTCGCCGGTGCCATTCAGTACTGGAATGAATCCCTCGCCATTGACGAAGACCGTGCCATCGCAGAAAGGAAATCTGAACTTTGGGATCTGGAATTGGAAGCCTTTATGGGAAATCTCGATGGCGCTCTTGATGCGCGTTTTCTTGGGATTGCTCTGGCGGACCTCCCCAAAGCCAATGGCAAAGGAAGCTGGATCCCTGCTCGACCCACCAATTAGGCCACGGGCCTGGGTCATCAGACTTCCTGGCGCCTTCCTGGGCCCTGACGGTCAACGCATCACTGGTTCTTTCCAGACCGTCGTCGTCGCAGCATCAGAAGACATGGCGTGGGAGCTGGCCATGGACTGCGATGTATGGGAACAGTTGCCATTCCCGGTCAAGAACGTCCAGATTTTCCCTAAAGATCCCTTGAGCAATGGCGCTAATTCGTCTCGTTGATGCCGCTCGCCACTTCAAGGGGCTCAGCCATCAGCTGGCTGCATGGAACGCCCTCCAAGAAACCCTGACGCCGCAACAACTGAAGGACTTCGCGGAGCTGTATCGCGCTGATCCGGCCATCAAGGCCTCCAATTTCCAGCCACAGTCCCCCTTCTCCCTCCAGATCACCCCCAACATCACCTACGGGGAGCTGACCTTGCAGTCGGAGGCGCGTCGTTTTACCGCTCAGCACCAATGCAACACGGCGATGCTGCTCTGCCAGTTCGCTCAAAAGGCCAGGGACCGTTTCAACCGGCCGGTCATCATCACATCCGGCTACCGGCCTTCCAAGATCAACGCCCAGGTCGGTGGGTCCACCCGCTCCGAGCACCTATACGACGCACCGGACACCGGAGCCATTGACTTCTATCTGGACGGCATGTCGGTCAAGGAGCTGCAGAGCTGGGCTGATGGGGCATGGCCCTACTCCCTGGGCTATGGCGCACCGAAGGGCTTTATCCACGTTGGTATCCGCCCTGGTCGCCCACGGATACGCTGGGATTACTGAGGCGCACGCCATGCCAAGCCCCCGCGATGGCCTTTACATCAACATCCACCGCAAGCGGGAACGGATAAAGGCAGGCTCCGGTGAACGCATGCGCCAACCTGGCGAGAAGGGCGCACCTACCGCTAAGGCATTCAAGGATTCCGCCAAGACTGCCAAGAAGAACAAGTGACGACAGACGACATGGCATGGCCTCCCATCGATGAGGCCCTGATCAATCGACTGGAAGAAGTCATCCCCGAAAAGTGTCCTGACATCAACGCTTCCGATAGGGAGATCTGGATGTATGTCGGGTCACGGTCGGTGGTTCGCATGTTGCGAGCCGTTTATCTTGAGCAACAAGAGGAGCTTTGACCTATGTGCGGTGGTGGTGGCAGCAAGGGCAGTAAAGACGCCAAGAAGGCTGCTAAGCGCCAGGAGAAGCTGGCCCGTGAGCAGATGGATCTGCAGCGCCAGCAATTTGAACAACAGATGGCCCTGCAGCGTCAGCAGATAACCGAGCAGAAGGCCATCGCTGCTGCTGCTCCACCCCCGGCCCCTGAGCCTGTTGCTACTGCCGCAGCTTCCGCCATCGAACTTTCCCCTACCGCTGCTGGTGCCGCTGGTGCCGCTGGTGCCGCTGGTGCCGCGGCAGATATGGCGATCCCCATCCGTGCTGGTGTTGGTCGTCGTCGTCTGCGGACTGATATTCCAACTGTTGCCGGCGGTGCTGGCGGCCTAGGCATCCCTGCTGTCTAAACAAGTGGACCTGAACCTGACCGGCAGCGTTGACCGTCAACGTCAGCCGTACAACGAAGAAGAGCTGGGCACGGCTGCTGCCCGCTATCAGCAGCTGGTCGGGAATCGGGACTCCTTCCTGGACCGTGCCAGGGACTGCTCCAAGGTCACCATCCCGGGCCTGATCCCTGATGCCGGCGGTACTGACCGCGGCAGGCTCAAGACGCCCTATCAATCCCTGGGCGCCAGGGGCGTGAATTACCTGGCCAGCAAGCTGCTGATCAGCCTGTTCCCTCCCAACTCCAGCTTCTTCAAGCTGGAGATCGACGACCTAGCCCTGCGTGTCGCAGAAGCCGGGCCTGAGATCAAGACCGAACTGGACACTGCTCTCGTCCAGGTGGAGCGTGCCGTCATGTCCGTCTTTGAGACGGCAGGTGGTCGCGCTGCCATGCACGAAGCCTTCAAGCACCTGCTGGTGGGCGGCAATGTCCTGCTCTACATCGGTGAGCAGGGCCTGCGCGTCATCCACTTCAACCAATTCGTCGCCTGTCGGGATCCCATGGGGAACCTGACGGAGATCATCATCGAGGAAGAGGTTTACCCCGACGCTCTGCCGCCTGGCCTCTACGAAGAGCTGGATCCCGATGAGGACTCCGCTGAGTACGGCACCGGCCGCAGTGGATCCAAGACGGTCAAGATCTACACCCGCGTTGAGTTTGAAGAGGGCAAGTGCCATTGGTGGCAGGAGGCCCGCAATAAGGAGATCCCTGGCTCCCATGGCATGTGCGACGCCGAAGTGTCGCCATTCATCCCCCTTCGCTTTAACCGGGTAGACGGCGAAGAGTACGGCCGCTCCTACATCGAGGAGTACTACGGCGACCTGTTGGCCCTTGAGTCGCTGTACCAATCAGTGCTGGAAGGTGCTGCGGCAGCTGCCAAAATCCTCTTCCTGGTCAACCCCAACGGCACCACCAGGCCCCGTACCCTGGCCAATGCACCCAATGGCGCCATCGTCCAGGGCAATGCCAACGACGTCTCCGTCATTCAGAGCCAGAAATCGCAGGATCTGGGGATTGCGCAGAACACAATCGACCGCATTGAAGGTCGCCTGCAGTTCGCTTTCTTGCTGAACACCGCCATCCAGCGTCCTGGTGAACGCGTGACTGCGGAAGAGATCCGTTACATGTCGCAGGAGCTGGAAGCTGGCATCGGCGGCCTGTATTCCATCCTTACTCAAGAGCTACAGCTGCCTCTTGTGCGGCGTTTGATGCACATCTTGCGCCGTCAACGCAAGCTATCTCCCTTCCCCAAGGGCCAAAACGGTCAAGCATTGGTCAGTCCCAAGCCCGTTACTGGCCTGGAAGCCATCGGCCGCGGCGATGATCGCAACAAGTTGGTGCAGTTCATCACCACTGCCACCCAAACCCTTGGCCCAGACATTGCTCAGAAGTATCTGAACCTCGATGAGGCCCTTCGTCGCCTGGCGGCAGCTGAATCTATTGACACCACTAACTTGGTGAAGACTCCTGAGCAACTTGATCAGGAGGATCAACAGGCTCAGGACTTGCGTCAGCAAGATCTGCAGCGTGAATTGCTGATGACCGGCCTCAAGTCCCCAGCCTTGGGGCAGGTGGCCGCCAATTACACCCAACCAGGAGCCCCCTATGGCCCGCAGTTCCCAGAAGGAAGCGACCCCAGCGCCCCAGGAGCCGTCCCCAACGCCCTCCCAGAAGCCCAGTCAGAACCCGGTATCCCTTCAGGGCCCACCGGCTGACGTCGAGCAGTACGGCCCTTCTGAAGACATCGTGATCGGCAAGGTTGAATCCAAGCCGATGGCAGAACCTGGCCCTGCACCCGTTGTCGTCATCGACGATGACGGCTCTATCACCATCAAGTAACTCACCACATGCCAGAACCCGTCACTTTTGCGGGCACAGAGTCCCCCGCTCTGTCGCCTGAAAACGAACAGATGCTGGAAGCCCTCCAATCGGAAGGCGATCCCACTGCAACCGAGGAGCAACAGCTCCTGGCCGGCAAGTACAAGTCCGTCGAGGACTTGGAAAAGGCCTACCAAGAAGCACAGCGCAAGCTGAGCCAGCGCGGTCAGGTCGAAGAGACTGAGGAAGAGGCTGCAGAAGCCGATGACTCCGAGGAGGAGAAGCCTCAGTCCGCCGATGCCAAGGAGATCTACGGCGACTTCATCGGCTCACGCCTTGAAGAAGCTGAGATCGACTTCAATGCCATGAACACCCGCTGGCAGGAGACTGGCCAGCTGGCAGACGACGATTACAGCCAGCTTGAGGAGGCTGGTTTCACCCGGGACATGGTCGATGCCTACCTCTCGGGCCTCCAGTACAAGGCTGCTCAGGACACAGCCCTGACGGTCAAGGAAATCACTGCCCTCAAGCAGGAGTACGGCGGCGACAAGGGCTACAGCGACATGCTGGAGTGGGCCGCCGAGAACCTCAGTGAAGAGGAGATCAAGGGCTTCAACGAGATCGTCACCGGCAACAGCACCATGGCTGCTGTTCGCATGGCAGTGTCTGGCCTTTACGCCAAGTACACCTCCAAGGCTGGCGTCGAACCCAAGCTCATTGGCGGTCGGGCGCCCAAGGCCAGCACTGACAAGTTTGAGTCCACCGCTCAGCTGGTTGAAGCCATGAAGGATCCCCGTTACGCGGCCGATCCTGCATATAGACGGAAGATTGAAGAGAAGCTGGCCCGCTCCTCTATCTTCTGATCGAGCGGAACATGAAGAGGACAGCTGGCCCCGGCAACGGGGCCTTTTTGTTGCCTTGCCATGTGTCTACACTTCCAATACCTAGACCCGCTCACGGAAGCGACGGCCCTCTGCGGAGGACACCCAGAGTGAAAGGGAGAAGGAGTCGGG